CTTAATACCGTTAAAGGAGAAATTAAGATGCTTCAGCGTGTAGCCACTTTTGAAGATGGTATACGCAATGCTTATAAAGTATTTACGGAGGATGAAGATGATTCGTAGATATGATTATAAGTGCACAGTATGTTCACACATTGAAGAGCAATGGGTAGATTCTTCAGAGGATCTTTCTACTTGTCTTGAATGTGGTGAAACAGCACAGCGGATAATCTCTCCAGTCTCTACGAAGTTCAAAGGTTTCGGTTGGCCCGATGCCGATGATAAGTGGGCAAGAGATCACGAGAGAGCCGCTAGTAAATAACTATCCATAATGCTATCTTAGCACGGAGTAATGATAATGGCAACATTTATAGATCAGCGTGAAGACGAAGAAGTCGAAGGCGAAGAAACAACTTCTCTTGATGAGACTCCTGAAGAGGAACAACCTCAACAAGAACCACAATCAGATATACCTGATAAATACCGGGGCAAGAGCCTTGAAGAAATTGTCAGGATGCATCAAGAAGCTGAAAAGCTTTTGGGCAGGCAAAGTTCTGAAGTGGGTGAGTTGCGTAAAACCGTTGACACTATTGTCCAAGCACAACTGGCAGAAAAAGAACAAGCCCACGCTAGTACGGTAGAAGAGATTGACTTCTTTGACGATCCTAAACGTGCTGTAGAACAAGCAATTGCTAACCACCCGAAGCTTAAAGAAGCCGAAGCTGTCACAGCACAGATGAGGCAGTCAGAGGCTTTGTCACGGCTAAAGAGCGTTCATCCAGACTTTGATACAATTGTAACTGACCAGAACTTTTTAAACTGGGTAGAAAAATCAAAGATAAGGACCAAGCTTCTTCACGACGCTGACAAAAAATATGACTTTGACGCTGCGGATGAGCTACTGAGTTTGTGGAAGGAGCGACAGAATATTGTTGCAGAAGCTGCTAATACAGAAACAGAAGCTCGTAAGAAATCGGTTAGGAATGCATCTACAGGGAACACAAAGGGAAGCGCAGAATCTCCATCTCGTAAAGTTTATCGCCGTGCTGACATCATTAAACTCATGCAAACTGACCCTGACAGGTATATGTCATTAGCAGAAGAGATTCGCACTGCATATGCTGAGGGTCGTGTAAGATAACATTTTAGGAGCTTATCATGGCTAAAGTCGCATTCCCCGGAGGAGCCTCCTCCATTGTCAATACTACCGCCGCCGCTACGTTCATCCCAGAACTCTGGTCTGATGAAATTGTAGCCGCATACAAGAAGAACCTCGTTCTCGCTAACCTCGTCAACAAGATGTCTATGGTTGGTAAGAAGGGNGACACTCTGCACATTCCTAAGCCTACTCGTGGATCAGCCACAGCTAAGGCGGCGAACACTGCAGTTACTATTCAGGCTGACACAGAGTCAGAAGTGCAAATCTCAGTAGACAAGCACTTTGAATATTCACGTATGATTGAAGACATCGTGGACGTTCAGGCACTTGACTCAATGCGTCGTTTCTACACTGATGATGCAGGTTATGCATTAGCCATCCAACTCGACAACGACTTGTTTACCTTGTCTAAGAGCTTTGGTGACGGTGACGGTTCTGACTACACTCACTCAAATGTCTACTACGTCAATGCTTCTTCAGGCATTGCAACCTATGCAGTAGACACTGTTGCTTCAGGCGACAACTTCTCTGACCTTGCATTCCGTGAGCTTATCAAGTTGATGGATGACCAAGACACACCAATGGACGGACGTTTCCTCGTGATTCCTCCTTCTGCTCGTCGTGACATCTTGGGTATTGATCGTTACAACTCGTCTGATTTCGTAGACGGACGTAGCGTCAACAATGGCCAGATTGGTACACTGTACGGTGTAGACATCTACGTTTCTTCTAACGTACCTGTCATTGAAACAGCCGCAGACAACACTGCAGGTGATGATGTACGTGGTGCTATCTTGGCACACCGTGACACTATGGTGTTGGCAGAGCAGATGAATGTTCGTACTCAAACACAGTACAAGCAGGAATATCTTGCTGACCTCATGACTGCAGACACTCTGTATGGTGTGAAGGAACTGCGTCCTGAAACTGGTTTTGTCTTGGCTCTCCACGACTAATAACCACTAGGTAGCCCCTCTACGGAGGGGTTGCTTCTTTACATTGACCCCTCCACAGCAGGAATAGGTAATGGCTTCCAAAAT